ACCTTTCCCTGGCTGTCGAAGATAGCCCCTAATTATGAAAAGTATATATTCACAATGTTGGAGTTCTACTACAAGCATGAGGTTTCAGAGTTTGCTACGGCTGGTACAGTTGGTAAAGCAATCCTTGCCTTTGATTATGATGCTGCGGACCCACCTTTCACATCTAAGCAACAGATGTTAGCTGTGAAAACTAAAGGAGATAAGATGCCCTGTCAGGATTTTGTTTGTCGTATAGATTGTCGACGAGCGTTTGACAATGGGCCAAAGTATGTTAGACCTGGCATACTCCCCGGAGGTGCAGATATAAAGACCTATGATATAGGAAATTTGCACTGGGCTGGGGCTGGGAACTCCGATGGTACTACCAAGATTGGCGAATTGCATGTTCGCTATGAGTGTTACTTTTTGGAGCCCGTTTTGGAGTCGACCACGAGTGCTCCTATTAATAATCAAGTCAGTTGGTTCCAGAGTACGTCTGCAGAGGCGGCTGGAGCCACAACTGTTGCTAAAACGATGTTGTTGGCAACTGCAACCAATAATGGGCTAGGTGCTGTTAATACAGCCGGCTCAATTGTGTTGCCACCCGGAAACTATTTGGTAGATGCTACTATAGATGTTCTTAATTCGGGTGCTGGGGATATAGAAACGATTGTCGCTGACATTCAAGTAGCTGGTGTTTCAGTTTGGAAAGTTAGTCCCCCGACGACGAATATGGCTGCGAGTACGATTCAGAACCAATTCTTTATGGATGCTGGTCATGTTTTTGTTGCCTTGAATGGCACATCGGCTCTCACATTTGTCGTCACAGTCACATATTCGGCTGGAGTGACTACCAATATAGGTAGCCTTCGGATTACGGCTGTATAACCGTCTTTCGGTTGCGCGTGGTTGCGCATAGTTATAAATCACCAGTTTCCCGGAGCTATAAGTCCGGGGGGGTAGCTTAGAAACCATTTCTCGAATGGTTCCCTTAGCTAGAGATATTGGATGGTAAACCGTCCCACCTTGGAAACCTGTGGTGTGAACAGGAAGAGTTAGC